TGCCTCTGTAATACTATGCCATTCTTTAATAAAATTGTTTTGCAAATCATATTGTAATACTGCTTTCTTTTTTCTACCAAAACAATTATATTTTTGAGAATAATTACTTAAACTTTTTGTTTGTTTTTCTGTTGAACTTCTTTTTTTATTCCCATCACCATAGTTTATATTATATTTGTGAGAACACCATTCTAAATTATTAACATTATTGTTAAATTTGTTTTCGTCTTTGTGGTTTATTTCATTATAATCAAAAGGATTGTCAATAAATATTTTAGCGACTAATCTGTGAATTAAATGTTGTTTTGTTATATTATTTTTACTTAATCTCACAAATTTGTAACCATTCATATTTTGCTGTTTTAAAATCCTTTCTCTTAATGGTAATATTGTATTGTGTCGCCTGATTATTTTTCTTTCTAGGCTCTTAACTCTTCCTAAATTACTCACTTGATATAACCCCTCATAGTTGGGTATATCTCTCCATACTTCTTTCATAACTTATCCCTCCAATATAAGTTTAGGGGCAGTTGGAGGCTACCCCTAGTAATATTATATCACTTATCACCTATTATATGCAAAATCATCTTCTGCATTTATCCTTTTCAATTCTCTTGCTACCATTCTATTACCTACATATACTGGTATGTCTGCTTTAATATTGACATATCTTCCTATTGTTTCTCCTAATAATGCCATTTGTTGACTATCTGTAAGTGGGACAACAGCTTCTGCACCACGTTCTCCTATATATGCGCCGTGATAGCCTACTCCTGAACCGGGTTGATTTATAATACCACCAACTGCAAGTCTTGGAAGTTTTGATGGGTAGAATATACCACCTTTAGCACGACTGCCCATAGAACCACCCCCACTAAATGAGCCAGTGCCACCACCGCCGACGCTTTTCTTTTTCCTATCATATAATCCCAAAAGGTCTAGCAACTCTAATATCATATTCTTAGCGCCGTTATAAAAATCTTTAAATGGTTTAATTAATATTAAATATAGTCCACCAAAAATATCAGTTATACCGCCTTTAAAATCGCCTTTGAATATTTTTACAATGCCTTCTACTATTTTTTTTATGCCGCCAAATAAATCGCCAAATAAATTTTCAGCTAGTTCAACAGCAGTTTTTATTGGCAAGTATATAAAGTCACCTACTTTGCCAAAATGTTCTTCTAGCCACTTTAACACATTTTTGTCTAGCCAATCATTAAATTCGCTAAATTTTTTCATTATATCATCAAAGTTTTTTACAATCTCAACAACAATCAAACCTAAAGCACCAGCTAATATTACTGGCCAATTCGCAATTGCACCGCCGATGCCTAAAACCGTTATAGCAATTCCTTCTAATACATTTACAAAGCTTTTAAAATTAGGGCCATTTATAAAATCAACCAAATTTTTTATTGTAGTATATACTCCATAAATTGCTACTCCTATTCCTAACGATTTTATTTTTGTTAATCCAGCAACAATTGATGCGATAATTGGCATTAATTTTTTACCATATTTTGTTACTAATTGCAACCATTTAGGCGATACAAACTTATCTAAATTCATAGCGTTTGCGCTTGCACCACCACCAGATGAACTATCACTTAATACATTCATTTCATCAAAACCTGCTAATTGTTTCTTTAATTCTTTAGCACTACCAACAGATTTTTTTAAGTTTTTGTTAGCGTTTTCAAATATGTCATAGCCAGTCCACATTCTTATTATGTATCCAATGTAATATAATAACGTCTTCGCTAAATCAACTATTTTCCTTACTACTGGCTCTAATGCATATGCAAATACACTTTTTATGTAGTCTATATCTGCTTTTAATTGCTCATCTCCTTGACTTATTACATTGATAGCATTTCTTACAGCCATATAAGCAGACCTAAGTCCAAATACGGCAAGCGCCCATCTACTTACTTTTCTAATGATTTTAGTTATGTTGTTACCAATGCTTTGTATACTATTATTAATTTGCCCTCTTTCTAGTTGCGTTGTAATTTTATCTATGTCTTGCCCTATTGCGTGTTGTTTTGATAAATTTTCATCTAATCTTTGATTAATGTCAGCAAGTGCCTGCTTTTCTTTTTCTATTTCTTCATTATTTATTGTTGTGCCTTTAATAATTTCTTTATTTAACGCACTTCTTTTATTTAGCAGTTCAAAATAGCCCGTTGAAAGCTCTGGATTTTCAGCATATGCTTGTTTCATTTCGCTTTCTGTTAAATCGCTTATTCTACTTCTTTCTTTTGCTATTTCCCTTACACGTTTATTTATTTCATCATATTCTTTTTTGACTTCTTGTAAATGTTTTTGTTCATCATCGTATGCTTGTATATCTGCTTCATATTTTTCTTTTAAACTAAGTAGTTCTTCAGCTTCTTTCCCATATTTTTCAAGTTCTTGTTTTTGTTTTTTTAAATCACTTTGTAATTTTTTGTTATCTATTCTTGTGCCTATCGTAAGCCAACCATCTACATTCATAATATCATTCCTTTCCTAAATTAAGTGCTTTATAAAAATCTATTGCGCTTTTCATTTGTTCTTCATTTGCTTTTGTTTTAGGTGTTTGATATTTTTTTAATGCAACTTGTCTTTTCGCTTTTTCTATCTTTTGTCTCTCTTTTGTGTCTTTTATGTCTTTTGTATTAAAATTACGCAAATTACGTATTCTATTTAATACACAACAATTGCCAAGTTCACTATTAGATAACCCATTCATAAGATTATTAAATTTCCACCAATGCATTTTTGTATCTGTTAAGTCTATGCGATAATCACTCATAAAACTTGCTTCAATATAGTCCATATCTTCAATATAATCCATATCTGGCTTTTCGTTTTGTTCTTCGTTGTATTCTTTACCACATAATAAGTACATTTTAGCTATTTCTAGCAACTTTTCATAGTGTTCTGGTGTATTTATACCTTCATCACCAAAAAGTGTGTATATTACAGCTAAACTGCGTTCTAAATCGCCTATAGTTTTATCTTCTGCTATGCGATTACATTCTATTGCTACTCTAAAATCTGTGTTAATTTTGTATCTTTTGCCTTTTACTTCTGCATATTCTGGGTACATTATTTTAACACTTCTTTGTTACGTTTTACTGCTTGTCCGTACTTTTCTTTAATCTTATTTGTAATACTTTCCATATTTGTATCTAAATATGGTGCTATTTGCTTATCTATAATATCATCTATCTCTTGTAATGTAGTCCAACCAAACTTTCTACCATTAAGAAGTTTTTGAACTCCATTCTCACCTAAAAACATATTATATACTTCTATTTCTTTTTTGAAAAAATCATTAACAGCCTTAATTTTATCTTCTTCATTTTTGCTTAATAATTTTTTACCTTTGACATCTTCTCTTTTGTCAATTATTACCATTTGATTTCTTAGATTTTCTTTGTTCTTTTTATCCTTTTCAAGAAGCTCTTGATAACGTAAAGGCAATTCAATGTCCTCTAAATTGAACTCTAAAAATTCACCTGTATCTTTTCCTTCTTCATCTCTTATTCCTAAACGTAAAACATCACTTTTTTTAAGTTGAATATAATTCTCTTTCATTATTATTCACATCTCTCTTTCTAAAAAAAATAGGGCAGGGCAAATCTAGTTGCCTCGCCCTTTATCATATCTACCTATTATGATTATAAACTAGCATTTGGAGTAAATGAAGGCACGCCATCTGTAATGCTACATACACCTTCAACTGGGTCTCCATCAAAATATAAATCAAAAGATATTTCTTCACCAGAATAATCTGTTACAGAAATTAATCCATCACTCATTTTTGAAGGATAACTACCATTTGAACCACTCCAAGTGTCTACTTCTAGTATTCTAGTCTTATAATTAAGTTTATCTCTGCCAGCGTTTACATACTCAAAGCAAGGGTCATTTTTGTATGCTTTTTGTGTAATACTTGATTGCTTGTCATTTGAAGTATGGTCGCTTCTAGCACTATCTTCTATAATCCATTTAATTCTTTCAACGTTAGGATTAAATGAAGTTGATGCGTCTTCAACACCAATACCCACGATTTTCCAAGTTGGATTTACAGCACTTGGTGTTATATCAATAAATCTTCTATATTGACTAGGTTTAATTTTCTCTATATTGTCTGGTATCATCGTATTCCTCCTTCTCTATAAACTTACTATATTTCTTCTTGTATTATCTCTATATGTTACTTGTATTTGAATATCAAATGTTGCTTGTGTGCCATCTACACTATTTAATGTTCCACAATTTAAACATTCAATACTTTCTATACCCTCTATTTCAGGCAAAACACCTTCTGCATTATTAGACTTGATTATGTATTCAAAATCTTCAAAGAACCCTATATTTTCAAGGTTATTAATAGTGTCTTGTGAATATGCTTTACGGCTTCTAAATGAAAATACATCTTTCTTTTTCTCAATACCAATAATCCATTTTTCAACATTTGTATCTGTTGGTATTTTGTCTAAAGAAAAGTCATCTACTTTTCCTAAGAAGTCTGCATTAATTTGATAATTATTAATTTGATAGTTGCCACTTAATGCTAATAAATTAATTGTGTCAAACAAGTATTGTCTTAACTTTGATATTCTATAATCACTATATGCCATTATTTACCTCCAAGATGATTTTGTGTATCTTTGATAACTTTTTCGCCATCAGCACTCCACATACGTTTGTCCCAATATGTTCCAGTTCCTGCTGTTGTATAATGTTGCACTTTATGTGTTCCATCTTCACGTATACCGTAATATTGATATCTTGCATACGGACTTTTATATGTTATTTTATTCGTACTAACTTCTACTATTGTACGCAAATTGCCAACATCTTTAGGCACGTACTTGTCCATAGCTTTATAGCATCTATTTGTAAAAAATGCTTGTACTGGACCATTTGCTTGTATGCCTAGTCTAGCTTCAATAACACTATCTGGTTTCATTATAAGAGACATATTACTTGCCCCCTATATGTATATGTGGATTATTACCAAAGTTATTGTTAGAAATGCTTGTTATATTGTATATTTGATAACTAGATAAATCTTGTTGTTTGTTAATGCCGGTAGTAAGAGTGCCTTTTACTATAATATCACCAATGCTAAAATTATTAATATCTAATTCATTTTTGCTATATGGTAGTCTTATCTCTACATCATTTGCATTGTCATAACCTTTGTTGATACCAGCACCCTTGCCGCCAAAAAACCAAACATCGTTGTAATTATATCTAGTCCATTTTTCAAGATGGGTAGTTTCATCTAACCCATTTTGATGATATATCGTAACACTTGAATTGACTAGCATTATTCAACTCCTAAATACATTAAATGCTCACCATTAAACACAACACCTAGTAAATAAGTTCTTATTATGTCATCTATTTCTGCACTCTTTGAATTAATAATATCTTTGATAGATGAAGATTTTACATAACTTACAGAATATCCATCTGTATTTTCACTAGCAATATTGCCGTTTTCGGTAGCACTTTCTATACTTTCGGCAAAGTGATTTATTGAACTAATCAAATTATATTCACACAATTTTACCTCTTGTGGTATATCTGCACTATCTGTTTCTTTAAGTCTATTTAATGTTCTTATATCAATTTTGCGTCTTGCTTCAAATTCTAATAGATTAAAAGGCGTTATGTCTAAAGTGCCACCTAAATCTCTATATTCTGCATACGTTAGGTATTGTCCTTTAAAATCCATAATCGCCCTCCTTATCTTATAAACTTACTGGTGTTCCATTGTATTTAATTAAATCTGGTGTAACTGCTTTTGTTCCTTTATAAGCAAATAAGCCAAAGCCAATTGCATCGCTTAATTCTATAGCTTTTGGATTATAGATAGAAGTCATAACTGGTTGTGCAACAGAACCTTTAACCATAACTACATAATTAATTCCTTGTGGTAAAAATACACTTGAGAATATGTCAACATTGTTAAATGTTCCTTGTTCATAGTTAGGTACAACTCCTAAATTGTTAGAGTTTGAAATCGCATTGATTTTGTTTCTTAGTTTTCCATAATATAATGGAGACATAACAACTTCAATCATATTTCTAGGTACACCTTGTACAAAGCTATTTTTAATTGTTTCAATTGATTGGATTGCTTCTTCAATCTCATCTTCAATTGATGGATTAACTCCTGTTGGTGTAAATGAACTTCCTTCACTAACTGCTTCTGCAAAGAATTTTGTATCTAATTCTACTGCCAAAGCATCTTGATGATTTCTAGTTCTTCTTTCAATTAAACCAGCAACACCGTATGTTTTAAGGTCTTTGTTTTCAACTTCCTCTAAATATTCAGTATTGTCATTTAATGCAACAACAACTGGTTCAACTTGAATTTTGTCTGCATAGTGATTCCCTCTAGCAGTTCCATATGTTTTTCCTACTTTGTTTGCAAATCTCTTTGCTTCAACCGTTCCAGATGTAGGGTCTCCAGATAGGTCAGTATTTTTTAATCTACTTGCTAGAGTAATATGTTGTAAGTTTTCAATTACTTTTCCATATTCTTCTGCAAGCTTGTCCTTACCTGTAGTAGTAAGTTCAATGCTTAATGCATCTAATCTTGCCATTATTTAATCATTCCTTTCTTTACCATAATACTGGCATTTGTTTTGTTTCATTGTCTTGTTCACTATCGCCCATACTAGACATATCTTTTATTTGATTTGGACTTGTAAATATATCAGTTTTGTCTTTAGTTAATTCATTAAACAAATCCTGTATTCCTTTGCCCTTATTTTCTGGCTTATTTAAACCGTTTTTAATGTCATTTAAAAGACCATTCTTGGCATATTCGCTAGTAAATGTTTTGCCTTCAAACAAAGCATTAATATTATCAGTTAATATTTTGTCTTGTTCTTCAGCTTGTTGTTTTGCTTCTTGTTCTTTAATAGTGGTTTGCAACTCCTCATATTTTAGTTTCCAATCAGCATTGTCTTTAGCACTTTCATTGAACTCGTTGATTTTAGTTTCATAAGTAGTTATCTTATCTTCTAACTCTTTTTTATCGTTTTTTAGATTTTCTAACTCTTTGTCTTTCTTAGTAATTGCTTTACCATATAAAGACATAACTAAATCCTTTTGTTCATCTGTGAACTCTGCTAAATCTTCTCTTTTCATAATCTCCTCCAACATTTCTTTTACGTGTGATGAACACGACCGATTTATTATGGAACGCTATTGCATTCTACATAGATTATAACACAAAAAAAAGAAACGTGCAACTTGCACTATTTCTTACTTGTTTTCTTTTTAGTAGTTTTTTTAACTGCTTTGTTGACTTGTTCAGCAATTGTTTTAAGATTTTCTTCATCTAAAGGTATTATTTTTTCACTTTCAGCTTTGGTATCTTTAGGTGATATATCTTCTTTAGGTATTACTTCAAGAACTTTGACAACAACTTTGTTTAATTTGTTTCCACCAGTTAAATATTTAGCCATATCTTCATCACACTCAAACACATCACCAACAAATAATCCTCCAGGTATGTCAACACCTTTTCTTACAATGTTTTGTAATTTTTGATAATCTCCTAATGTAAATCCTTCAATTACCTCTACTTTTACCATATCCAATTCTCCTCTCATTAGTTTTAAATACTTTTCTATTTTAGGTATATCTCTAGGCATATCAATATCAGTCGTATAATCTTCTATAGTTATATAATCACCTTTAGTATGAAATATATCATTACCAAAGCCATCAAAAACCATTTTTATATTATTTAATTTTCTATATAAGTGCCAACTAATAGGATCTTTTTTGAATTTGCCTTCATCTATCATCTTTTTCATTTCATTAACAGCATCATTAAACATTTTGTTGTTTTGCACTTTATAACCTAGTGGTTCTCTGCCCTTGATATTATATCCACTTCTACCATCTTGCCTGTCTGGTATGCAAATAAACATTGTATTTTCAACTTTAGCATTAACTATTTTGTTTATTGCTTCTTCACTCCAATATACATCACCGTGTAAATAACAACAAGGTTCATCCATTAAATAATAAGCATTTAACCAACAACCATTTGATTTAAGATTTGTTTCTGGGTTGTCGTGTATATATTCGTGTTCTTGTTGTAATATCTCAACACCCAAATAATTATATACATCTATATTTGTACTTATAGCTATATCAGTTATATTATTTTTCCTTAATAACCTTATCGTTCTTTCTATTAATTTTTCACCATCTATTTCAAGTAGTGGTTTAGGTGTTTCAAACTGATCTTTATAATTGCCTCCCGCCATAATTATGTATTTCATAATTTTTTTCTCCTAACAAATTCTTCTATACTTATATTTTTGTCATCGACATAATAATCAGCATTTGGTTTGCCAAACATTAACTCGTTATATTTTACATTATGCTTTTGTAACCAATTTTCTGTAATTGCACGATATTTTAACTCTTTTTCTTCTAATGTATTACAACTTTTGCCACCTCTTGCTGTAAAAAGTATTATTTTCCAACCTATGTCATACAACTCGTTTATTTTATTTATTACTTGTTGATTTGGCGTGCTATTATCAAAGTCTCTGTTTTTTGTAAAACAGATTGTATCATCTATATCAATTACAAATGTATTGTATTTTGTTTCATCACTTAAATGCCTTTTAACTTGTGTACTACTTATGTTTGGTGTTCTGTCTATAAAGACAACTTTTGCATATTTTTCTATTTCTTGTATATCAGGATAATCCTTGTAATCACTACCTATTGCAAATATATCTACTTGTTTTAAATATTCATATTTGTCTTTTTGCTCAAAAATAGGTACAACTTCATCAACATATCTTATTGCTTTCAGCATTTTTTCTCGTTCTTCATATGAGTAATATGTTGGTTGCCCATTTTTTGTTACATTTAATCCAATAATTAAATAATCACCTAGTTCTTTTGCTCGTTTTAGCAAGTTAATATGGCCATAATGAAGCACATCGAATGTTCCGGTACTTAACACTTTAATATTGTTGGTATTTTCCACTGTTAGCCCTCCTAATACATTCCTCTATTCTCTCTTTTAGAATAGGTATCATCTCTTTATGCTTTATTTGGGTTAAGAATTGTAATTGATGCCCTATATGGCACCATGCACACGCATTCCAATAATCACTTCGCACTAAAGATACACTATTGTCTGTATTCATTCTATTCCAGCAATAACACACCTCTCTTAAATTAATTGTGTTTTCAAATATTAAATTATCTGCTAATCTGTATGTCCACACTCTATCTTCCATTAATGTGTCTTCCATAAAGTACACTATTTTATCTTTGCGTATCACTTTTGACCAAGCAGTACACCATATTTTGTTATTCATTGACCACAAATCTTGGTAGCATTCTGCTCTATTGTAATTAATATAACCTGTTTGTGTTTCGTACACCATTTCACAACCTAGTGTTAATAATTCGTGATTATATAGTCTCTCATTAATATGCTTCAATACATTTTCGTGTTTCCACCAATCATCGCTATCTAAGAAGCAGAAATAGTCAAAGTCAAGATTTTCTAAAGCATATGTTATACCTACATTTCTACTACCGCCATTATATCGTTTTCGTTTGTTTTGTATTAAATGTATTCTTTCATCTTTGTACGATTTAATTGTTTCAACAGATGTATCAACAGAACAATCATCTACTATTATTAGTTCAAAATCTTTATATGTTTGCTCTAATATACTTTCAATACAATTTCTTAAAAAAGTCTTATTTTTATGGCTTCCTCTATCGTTATTACAATTTGGTACTATAATAGCATATTTATAGTCTCTTTTTTCTGGCAATTTCATATAATCTTCTGTTTTCTCTGCTTGTTTTAAGCAATCAACACTATAATTTGTTAAATTAATATCAACATAACCACAATGTTTATAATGTACACAATGCAATTTCAATTTCAGTAGTTCTTCGTATGGCTCATCATCAAACAAATAAATATATTCGTTTTTGGGTTCAATAGCATCAAGGCTATTTTTATCTATGGCAATTTTCATATTTTCACCAATTTTATTATAACATAAAAAAAAGAATATGTAAATTTCATATTCTTTTTATCTTACAAGCCACACACTTTCAGCTTGTCTATCTCTACAATCAAACGTGTCATATATAACGCCATTTTTAGAACATACTATATGCCCATTCATAGTAATTAGTAATGTATTGTTAGGAAACATACCAGATATTTCACCAACCGTGCCACTTAAATTATGTAATCTTTTATATGTTCTATCTAAATAGTTTCTAACAAAATCACGTTTGTCTAGCAACGTACCCTCATATTGTGCTATATCGCTTAAATAATCGTATACTTCGTCCCACGATTTGTTGGTTGCACACGATATTGCACGGATAACACAATCATCAGTATATCTATTTACTGCATTGGCATTATAAAATTTATACATATTATCTCATACTTCTTTGCAAAGTTTCATTAAGCATTTGATGTTGTTGCGGTGTATCGGCTTCTTCGTGTAATACTTTAATAAAATCTTCTAACGCTTTTACCATATACATAAAACTTCTATCAGTCTCTTCACCAGCACCATATCTTGAACGACTTTCTTGGTATCTACCATATTCACCTGACATTCTATCTAAACTATCGTCACCACGATATTTCATATCGTAACCTCTGCGGCCATAATTCCCATATTCACCATAATTTCCATAGTCTCTACCATATTCACCATAACTTCCGTGTCCTGGTGTTCTACCACCATAATTTCCATAATTCATACTTTCTACCTCCTTCGCATCTTTGTATATATCTACTAATTTATACAAATGGTCTAAATTATTGGTTGTTATTCCTTCATCTAATATTTTATTAATACTATCTTCTGCTTTCTTTTTTAATTTCTCTTGCATCATCATTCTCCTTTCTTAAAAGGGCTTTTATTTCTTCATTCTGCTTGATTATTGTTTTTAAATACTTTTCATCTTGTGTTTGTAATTCTTGCATTAAATCACTATTATTATAGTCTTGAAATAAAATTTGCAAACTTAATGCTTGTAATATCAATGATAAATTATCTACTTTATTCATTAACTTAACTTTCTTATAAATAAGTTAGCATCTTTAACCACAGGAATTTCTGTATCAGTATTTGTAAGTGTAGCAGTTCCCGTTATCGTTGATGGTAAAGAACCAACTGCTATTGTGGTGTTTACTCTTGGACATACTCTTAATATTTTAGAAAATGAAATATTTACATAATTTCCTGCTGTTGTTATTTCTGCATCCATTTCTGTTCCCTCAACATCTGTTCCAGTTGCGGTTTTCAATGCTAGTGCTACTATACCAGCAGTTGCACTTGTTACATTTGCATTAAAACTTACTTCAAAAGTTCCACCGCCTATGATAGTAAAATCACTACCACCTGGCATATATTGTAACCAACCACAACAATTAGCACTATTTGTCCTTAAATCTACTGTATCAAAGTTAATATTATCTGTATTGCTTGTTAAAATTTCAGGTGTAATCTGTATTGCTTGAAGCATAAATATCATTCTCCTTTCTTTTTATATAGTTTGTTTCTGTATTTTTTATCAATAGGTTTTGTTAATGCATCCAAAATATTTTTACCTCTTTCAAGTCTTTTTCTAACGGTTTGGTAAGGCATATTATATTCTTCACACAATTCCGCTAAACACTTTTTTTGATTATTTATAACGAAGTAGACATTATCCGTTCTGTTATGGAATTGTTCCTTCATCGTAACCCATCTACAATTATTTGGCTCATAACTTTTGTTTACATCTATTCTATCAATAGTAAGATTATCTTTATAGCCATTTACGATTGCCCAATCGTAAAAATTAACAAAATTATTTAGCCACTCATCGCATACTTTAATTCCTTTGCCACCATAATATTTGTATGTCTTTCTTTTTTCATTGTAACATCTCGTTTTCATATCATAATATATTCTATATAATCTAGTGTTTGTTTTATTATGCTTTGCATTCTTTAACACAATATCACTCCTCGCTTTTATTGATTTGCACTATTGTATCATACCTTATTGATTTTGTAAACAAAAGAGACAGAACTTGTCTGTCTCTGTTAGCAAGTTCTCATATAGAGTTTGTCATATTGACTTTATGCTATTAAATAATATTTGTTGTCATACCGCAACCGCAACCATTGTTGCCATTGCAAGTAAAGATTGGTATTCTACCATAAACAGGCGTGCTAGGTACAGGACAATTAGACAATCTGTTATACAACGCATCTACTTCTGCTTCTTGTCCAGCTCTTAGTGTAGCAGTTTGTTGAATTTGACTTGCTTGTAAATCTTTCATAAGTATTTCTCTCTGTAAATCGGCAATTTTTTCGTTTTTAGCATCTATCTTATCATTGCATAATTGGTCTAAGATACGTTGGGTTGACGCAGTTTGACTTGAAATAATATCTCTTATACCATTACTTAATGCTTCTCTATCAGCACAATTTTCACTAATTACAGTTGATGTTAGATTAGCTAAGCCAAGCCTATTTTCGCAACAACAATCAGCGAATTGTCTGCTTAATGCAAATATATCTTGCATTTGATTTACAGCACGATTATTGGCACTTATTTCAGCGCCATAGAAACCATTATTAATTGCACTTGTTACATCTGCTGTGCTATTACACAATTGATTAGATAGTGAATAAATGCCATCTCTAGTACCCTCTAATTGATTGCTTAAATGTAATGTATCAAAGCCATTATTTGTGTTAGTCATAATTTCTTTTTGGCCATTTGATAGCCAAGCATAGCCATTATCAAAGCTATTGCCACCAAAGAAACCGCCATTTCCATAGCCATTACCATTCCATATTAAAGCAAGCAAAATAATAAGCCACAAAGCACTATCGCCACCAAAACCACCAAAACCACTACCGCCACCCATCATTGGGTAAACTGGATATGCAAAACCATTTCCATTGTTAGCAGATGCTAGTTCAATTGTAGGAGTTATTCCTTGTGAACCATTCATTTTATCACCTCTCTTTCTTTTTAATAATCTCTTTACTTAATATTCAATTTATAGTATAATGAATATGACGAGATAAGCAGAAAGATTTATATAGACATTAGAGAGTTTATCTCGTCAATA